CCACGCCGCCCATGTCGACCTCGCCGCCATCGCTCAACGAGGAATCGTCGCCCACGCGCTCGGGGTTGGTCACGTCGAACCCGGCCCGATCGCTGAGATAATCGGTGTCGGTCTGCGAAATGGTGCTGATCAGCTCGGCAATCTCGCGCTCTTCTTCCTTCTGCGCGGTCCAGTGCTCGTCGGGCTTGGTCACGCCCTCGTCGTATTCCGCCAGGTCGTGCTTTTCCATGTAGTTGCGCTTGGCGCGGCGATCCCCGATAACCTCGGCATTGTCCGTCAGCCCCGTTCGGAACGGCGTGAACGTGGGCGCAAGTTGCGGCGTGGCCAGATCAGGGTTGCGCGGTGGCGCAGGCGGCCGGCAGTTATGCGGGACGCGCCCGCGCGGATGCCAGCCGCCGCATGTCCGGCACTTGCGGTAGCCGCCCGGCCGGTCCTCGCGATCGGGGGCACCGAAGATGCGGGCGTGCTCGTCAGGATCAGCGCGGTAGAGCAAGGTCAGGCGCCCTCCACCGGCTCATAGGTCTCGGCAAAGATGTCGGGCTTGCACGGGTAGAACTGGCGATCCTCGGTCGCGAACGGCTCCCTGATGATCCAGTCGCCTTGCCGGGCCTTCATGCTGCCCTCGGGCGTGTCGATCAGGATGCAGTGTCCGTCGACCGCATCATTGACGATCCGACCATTGCACCAGTTGGCAATGTTGCCGAACGGGATCCATGCCTCTTGGTCCTCGGCTTTGGCTGGCACTTGCTGCGCCTCAATCACGACGGGCTTCTTGCGAAACATCGGCATGGGGTCAGCTTCCTTGTTGCTGAGGTTGCGGGTCTGGCGTGGCGGCGTCCACCATGCCATCGGCAGCGGTCTCCAACATGGATCCGCCGATCTTCATGCGTTCGATCTTTGTCTCGTGCTCGCGGTCGGCCTGCGCGTCCTGCAGGTCCATCTGCTTGAGCGCCTGGTCGACCTCGGCCTTGATCCGGGCGACCTGCACTTGGGTATCTTCCGGCTGCTCGCTTTGCGGCTCGTTGGGCAGCGAGGAAATCATCGCCTCCAGCGTGCGCGACTTGGGGAAACCCCGAACACCGAACAGAAGCAACTCCTTCATAGTCTTCATGTCGAATTGCCCGGTCTGCATCATCGGGCCGAGCTGCTGCACGAACTGGCTGAACGCGCTCAGGAACTCGATGCGCGCCTCTTTGTCGGCCTGTTCGTCGGCCAGCACCGTGGAATCGGTTTCGATGGAAAGCGTCACCTTGCGGCCATAGTCGGCCCGCAGACGCTCATGCACTTCCTCGAAGCTGGTCTCGGGGATCTCGATTTCCTCGGGTTCCTCCGGCGGGGGCGGCATCGGGCCCCGCATCTGCCCCTGCTCCACGGCCTGCGCATATGCCTGGTAGACCTGCATGGTCTGCGCGAACTGCGCCTGCTGCTGCTCGGCCTGCATGGCGATCGCCTCGCGCTCGGCCTTGGTCATTGGCAGGTCAAGGCTGGTGATGTCGGCAATGGTCTCCGTGTCGAAATGCTCGAGCGCAATTTCGAGCATGATCCGCAGGTGATCGCGCGCAAACTCGGCCATGCGCCGTTGCCGATCGCTGAGCCGCAAGCCGGCGTACTGGCCCTTGATCCGTTGCGCGGTGGCGGTCTCGCTCGGGTCCGAGGTAGCGCGCATCACGTCCGACACGCCCGACGCCTCGAACATGGCCTCCTTGGACTGGTCGCGCATCGTGATCAGCGCCTGCGCGGCCTTGATCATCGCCTCGATGGGCAGCCATTGGATGAGCGAGCTTGTCCCGCCCTTCTCCATGAACTGAATCCACTGGCTGACCGGGATCATCTGGTTGGTGCCGTCGAGTAGCTTTTTCACCTCCTGCTGCATGTCGCCGGGGAACAGGCCGGATACCGACAGGGCATCAAGGATGGTCTTGAGCTTCTTGGTCGCCGTCTCGACCTCGGTGGCGCGCTTCTCGTAATAGCGGATGTCGGGGCGCGGCGTCAGGCTCTGGCCCTTGGTTGTCGCCAGCAATGGCCGCGGCACGGGATAGAACTTCTCCAGCCCCAGCGGGTCGGGCTGCCGGTCAAGCACGCTCTCGGTGTATCCCTTGGACCACCAGATGACCTCTTGGGTGTCCTTGCTCCATATCTCCCATACGGACGTGGTGTCGAACGGGCTCGATGTGGGCGTGCCTGTCTCGCCATCGGCGGTGATGCTCGCCATACCGCGATCGGCGTCCTCGTCGGACAATCCCCGCTGCGCGTCCTTGAGACCGGCAGAGTCGAAGCGCATGGCGGCGGCGATGTCTTCGCCAAACCGCTTTTCAACCTGCGTGCGCGTCATGGGCACTTCGAAGGCGATCCACGGCATCTGTTCCCAGCCGGCGGTCGGCGCAAACAGCATGCGGCGCCACTCAAGCGCCCGGGCCGCGACTTCCTCGTGCGTCTTGACCTCGACCTCGACCGGCTGACCGGTCACCGGGTCGATCGACTGCACCATGCCGAACTCGGCCTTGTAGAGCGCACGGGCCTCGCCCCGGCCGGCGATCAGCCAGTCATCGCGTGCCTGGAACATCGAAACATCGAAATCCGTGGTGTCGAGGATCCAGTCTGCGAGGCGCTGCCCGACCTCGGCGGCCATCAGCGCCGTCTCGTCCACCTTGCCATCGCCGTAGAACCGGCGGCGCACGATCGGCTGCGGCGTCTCGGAGTAGATCAACGGGCGCAGCACGTCGATCGTGGCATGGATCAGCGCCGTCTTGTCGTTGACGCGGTTCTCTGTTGCGCCTTGGTCGGGGTCGCCCCCGCGGCCCGGGTCGTTGTCGGGGCCGAAATACAGCCGCTCGCAATCCTGAGCCTCGACGCGCCACCTGTTTTCGTGGGTCAGCGCCGACTTGATTTGCCCGTCCCAGAATGACCAGCTTTCATCCGGGCCCCGATCCTCGGCGTCCTCGGCTGTCTCGGGCTCACCTTGTGGCCCGCCCTGCATGGGCTCGTAGGCGACCACCTCGGAATCGGATCCGGGTCCGCCTGCGGCATTGGCCGGGACAATATTCGGACGGTCAGGCATGGCACCTCTGCGCACGGTTCGTTCAGCACACATTGACCTGCCTGCGCGATCATGTGCGGCAAACCCTACGCATCATCCTGTCGCCGCCGCTCTTTTTCGTCGTGCTGCTCCCACAGATCGTCCAGCGTCTCGCCGGTATGCGGGTCACGGCGCGGTTGATCCCGGCCTGCAATGATCTTGTCCAGCATGCGCCCGAACAGCGTGGCCGCGTCCACAATGTCGTCATGCCGACCTGCCGGAAACTGCAACAGCTCCTTTTCGAACGCCTCGACCAAAGCCAGGAATGATCCGTGAATTTCGGTTTTGCGCGGCATGAACACCTTGCCCATTTCCATCATGCCGAGAAGGGCATGCGCGCGCTGCTCCTTGCTGGTGCCGCTGTGCAACTGAACGCGCGAGACATAGACTTGCTCTTTCCGCATCATCATTTTGAGGAAAGGGCCGACGCCCTTGATGATCTGCCCGGATTCCTCGCCGGCGCGCAGGGGCTTCCACTTTTTGCAAAGCCTGATCCATTCGCGAGCCCATGTGTCGGCGCTTGACCGGCCGCGCCAGCCGTCGAGGAGGTAGACGTTCCAGTCCTGGTCAACACCCCATACAAGATGCACGGTGTAATCCGGATCGTTCGCGCCCGCTTCCTCTGTCACCGCGTAGTCGCTTGAGATGTAGACCTCGAGGCCGGTCAGATCGAGCGTGCCGGGGCTGTATTGCGTCTCGAGGTGATGTGCCTGGAACATCAAGCCTTCTTCGGGGCTCGGTCGCTGCTGGAACAGCGCGGACCAGACCCATCCACCGCGCTTGCGCATGCCGCCCAGCTTTGCCTCGCTAAACTGGTCCGGCCACAGCCATTCGCCGGGCGCGCGGCCCATGGGATCGTTCTCGTGCTCGGCCACGGCAGGCAGGGACAGCACGTACCATTTCTCCCCTGTCTCCCGGTCTCGATACCATCCGGATTGACCGTCGTAATTCTCGGGCAGGATCCGGCCTGCGGGATCGTCCTGGTGCCAGCGCGTGAATACCATCAGTTGCTTCGCGCGGCCCTGCAATCGCGACAACAGGTCGGTGCGGTACGTGTCCCACGCCTCGTCGCGCATGTGTGGTGATAGCGCGATTTTCCGGCCCTTGATGATGTCGTCCATAAAGAGCCACTCGGCCGGGTTGCCGTGCTGGTTGCCGCCGAACATGCCGAACGCATTGTATTCCCCGCCCTGCGGTGTGGCAAACGCCTGCTTGGCGGCGGTGTCGCCTGCCAGCGTGACCTCTGGCCATGGCCATTGCGGGCTTCTGACCAGGTTGCGCACCTTGCCACCGATCTTCTGCGCATATCGGTCAGTGTGAGCCACGGACATGATCGGCGTTTGCGGGTGGCGGCCCATGATCCACGAAGGCATGAGGATCGACGCGCCAAGGGTGTTGTGCGTCGGCACCAACTTGCGCCCGGCGAGGTAAAGCCCATCCGGTGCCGATACCGATATGCAGCGACATGACTTCGGCGCAACGCGCTCAATCTTCTGAATGGTGACGGCGCGGCGCATCGCGATCTTGATGGGGCGTTTGCGTTCGACCCTGCACAGCAATGGCTCATGCGGCTGGAATCCCACTGTATACACCCGCTTGCGCGTCACCACCTTTCGCGTTCCAGCGTCACCCCAATTCGCGAATGCCGTTGCGCCCGGCGCAGCCTCTGTGATGTAGGGCCGGTATCCAAGGCTTGCGGCCAGGTCGTGAATCCCTTGCGCCAGACGCGGGATGGACGAGACGATGCGGCAGCGGCCCGTGTCACGCTCGCAATGGCCGTCAGAATCCATGAGCCCGGCCAGCAATTCCTTGCGCTGCGGGCGGCTCGCCGTCATCCATCTATCCGGGATGTGCTTGTCGCCGAACACGCCCTCGGCCTGCAGGTCAGCCCGCAAAGGCGATATTCCCTTCGCGTGCAGGTCGCGGCGCGCTGTAGAGAAGTCCAGCGTCGGTACGCCCGTGTCTTTGTGCCAGAACGTCCGGTTGTGCGCGTAACCGTCGGCCTCAACAGCCTTTAGAACGACGGGCATGTCCTCGGGGCAGAGCGTCAGACGCGGCGCTTTGGATGAGCCGTCTCCAAGCCAGACGCCAAGCGTGTAGGGCTGCACATGCGTCTTGATCGCCTCTCCGTCGATCCCGTAACAATCCGGCATCTGCCAGCGATATCGACCGCCGCGCTTACCTGGCGCACCGTTTGCCATCAGGCCACGAGCCAGGATCTCGCCCGTGGTAAGCGTCTCCCATGTCTTTCCACCGGGCGGCAGCGACCCGACTTTGCGCCTGTACCGATCGGCACTGGATTTCCCGCGATCCCATACCGTCCACAGGTGTCCCTCGTCGCACTGGATTTCCTCGCCGTTCGAGAATGTCACCAGAAGGTCCGATTGCCCGGGCGGGTGGACTGCGGCCACCTTGACTGCGTTGCCGCTTGGGTGCCACACCCGATCGCCCGCGCGCAGGTCTCCGTGCGTTGTCCATCCACGGTTTGCGGTCAGCATGGGCGTGTCGTCCGCAAGCCGCTTGATGTGCCGCGGCGGGGCAAAGAGCATCGCCCGGTCGATCTTGTCGTCTTCCATCGCCTGCAACAGCTTGGCGATCTTCTTGAAGTGCGGCGGCGGCATGAAGCCGGTCATGCGCATGTAGTAATGCAGAAAGACCGCTGGGCGGCCCGGCGGTCCTGTTCCTTGATTATCTCGATGTATTCGGCGTCAGCCTGGCCGCCGTCCATCGTCAGCCGCCCTTCTCCTGCTTGCGCTTGGCCTTCATCCTACACGCATTGGAGCATGTCTGCGCATGGGATCGTGCGATGAACAGAACACCGCATTGCGTGCAGGCATGGACGACACCCCGTACCTCTTGCCCGAAGGTCAGATCCTCAACCTTGGTCGACTTCATCCGAACAAGTCCATCTGGCCGGCGCGCGGGCTGGCGTTGCGCTCGCAGCCGGGGATCACATACTGCTCGCCGGTGGCGGTCAGCTCGGTGCTGCTCGCAGGCTCATCCGCAGCGACGAGGTGCGGCTTGACGATCACTAAGCGGTGTCGCGCGTCATTGTCTTGTCTCCTGTGGGCCGCAACGTACCGCAGACCGGCCTTTTCAAGAATGCGCGCCTTGCGTGGGCAGGTGAGGGTCATGCCTCAAACCTCCCTGATCGAGCAGTCGATGCGCTCAAGGTAATCTTCGGCTTCCTCGTCTTCTTCGCGCGGCTTGTAGTCTGTCTCCCAAGTCACCGCGACCCACTCGACAAAATCATCATAATCGGACTTGTCGATGTGGTAAGCCTGATTGGTCTGGTCATAGCTGACAACGTATGTAGCGCCGCTGATTTTTGGCGCTTCGCCGTCGCGCCATTTGCCTTCGTGGTTCAGTGCGAAATCGGTCATTGTCTTGTCTCCTGTTGGTGATGGGATGTTTATGCTGCGTCGATGTCGGGCCTGGTCTCGATGAAGTCGGCAATCGCTTCGGCCAGATCCGCGGGCGATACATGCAGATCCCAATTTTCCGCGGCCTCGTCTGCTAATGATGCGGCTGCTTCGGTTACGCTACGGTTGCCAATCAGGTCCGTGATTTGCTCCGGGCTGTTCAGTCCACCTGCGGTCATAAACTGGTAGGCTACGGCGGCCGCGTTGGTTTCCCAAGGCTGAATGGTCATCTGTCTGTCTCCTTTTCAGGGCGTCATTGCCCTTGCGACCCTTAATATGCAACTTTCGTGGGTCGGTCAACAGCTTTGTGCGGCGCAGGGGCGTTCGGTGTGGTTCATGGTGTTGGCTCCGGTTGGTGGTGGGCGGGGCTGTTACGCGCCCGCCCGATATTTTACAGGTTTGACGTGTTGACGGGAGTGGCGACGCCATGGCGCGTCATCCAGACCTTGTGGGCAACAAGCACCCGCTCGCCGTCGTTCTGCTGCATGGTGATCCCTTCGGCGTTCAGCTTGGCAATCATATCGGACATACTGTCAAAGAATATCCCGCGCTGTGCTGCAAAGCGTGTGGTGCCGCTGGCCGCTGCGGTGTTGATCAGGGCTGTTAGTGTGTTCATTGTCGTTCTCCTGGTTGGTGTGCTTCTGATTCGTTCATGTCAGGCCGTGTGCGAGAAGGTTGGCCGGGCCTGCGCCGACCCGCTTTGCAGTCTTGCGATTTGGCTTTTTGTAGGTCGGGTTTTCCGCATGAAAGAGTGCGGTCATTTCAGCGTATGCCTCAGCGTATTCGGGGCGCGATGTAAAGGCGCGCTTACCATGTTTTGCTTGTCCCGCTTCGATCCAGTTTTGTGCTTCTGCGTAATTTTTGAACATTGTCTTGTCTCCTTTTCAGGGCGTCATTGCCCTTGCGACCCTTAATATGCAACTTTCGTGGGTCGGTCAACAGCTTTGTGCGGCAAAACCCCGAGAAAAGCGTAAGGGATTATATACTTGACTCCCGATTTAAGATAGGGTAGACATCTACTACAGGCAGGATGCACCTGCCAAAAACAAGGAGTTACATCATGCAATACTCTACCGCACTATCGGTTGCCGAACATGCCGTTCATACTCTGCAGGGCAACGAAGGCAGAATGTCAGACGAGGAAGTGATGGTGGCCGTGTTCGCCCTCGCCCACGCCCTGAAAGCAATCGCCAAGCACAATTCCCTCGAAGACTTGGACGCCTGATCCATGAGCAAGTCCACCATCAGCACTTTTGAGTTGTTTCAGATGTTCCCGGACGCTCAAAGTGCCCGGACCTACTTCGAACAAAAGCGGTGGCCCGATGGGGCCACCTGCCCCGCCTGCCATGAGGCCAAGCGCATCCATGCCCGCATGGATGGCTTCTACCGCTGCAACGCATGCGTCAACGATTTCACAGTGCGAACAGGCACAATTTTCGAGCGGTCCAAGGTGCCGCTGCACAAGTGGCTCTATGCGATGTATCCGCTGGTCACGGCCCGAAAAGGCATCAGCAGTCTGCAACTGGCCAAGCAGATCGGCGTCACCCAGAAAACGGCGTGGTTTATGCTGCAACGACTGCGCGCGGCTTGTGGCAATGATCCGACCAAACTGGCTGGAATTATCGAGTGCGACGAAACCTACATTGCCGCACTGGACGCGATAACCCACGCCGTTTTATCCTATCGACCTGCCGACAAGGGGCAGGCGGCTGCAACGATTGAGCGCCGCGTGAAGGGCCGGAAAGCCCAAGAAAGAAGGGCAGTCAGGATGATTGGGAGTCATCTATATAAGTCCCAAGCGTAACGATCACCCCTCGCCGGACTCTTTCAGCCGCGCCTCGATCTCTGCCCTGCGGCGCTCAAGGTCTTCGTCTGACATATCGGCCAGGGCCTTTTCACCCTCTGGATCAGCAGGCATGTCTTCGGGCTTGGCCCAGCGTTTCCGTTGGCGGTTGCGCAGCCATATCTCGGCGGCGCGCACATCGCCGGGCAGTTGCGTCCTCGTCTCAGCTACGACCACATCGCCCTTTGCGCCCTTGAACGCCTTTTCGCTGATGACGGTCACGCCTTTGGCCCTCTGATACAGGCTGAACGCCACATCGGCGTCAGCGCGTTCCTTGCCTGCCAAAATGGCCTCAGCAAAAGCGTCATGTTTTTTGAACCATTTATAGAATGTGTCGTGGCTGATCCCGAAGGCATGCGCTATTTCCTCGTCGTTGAGGCCCAGCAATGCGAGGCGGTGCGCCTGATCGGCCATCCATGGCTCATATGTTGAGCTGCGCCCTGGGCCGGCCTCGCTGTGCGCTGGCAGAAACCGACCTCGGGCATCCCGGTTAGCCATTACTCGACCGCCTCACACTGCCACGCTCGGGCTTTTTCCCGACGTGCCATTCCTTGCAGATCGGGCATTTATAGTGGTCCAAGGGGGCCTTGCGGGTGCGGGCCATGCGTTTTGCGACGCGGCGGGCGACATGCCGTGGCATGCTGTCCTTGCCCTCACACATGGATGCGACGGCTTCGGGTACCTTGGACAAATCCCTGCTCATGCCAGCAACTTTCTGGCGCGGTCGGTCAGCACCCATGCGAGATTGCGGCCGCGCACAATGTATCCCGCGGTATGCAGCTTTCGCAGTTGAGCGTTGGCGGCATCGTCCGAAATGGCGAGGTTATCGCGCAGGGCGCGTGCGGCGGACTGATCGGCGGCGCGGGCCTCGATTGCGCGCAGGGCCCGGTACTCTTTTGCGTTGGCGTGGCCGTTGATGATGGCGCGGGGTGCGTATCCGGATCCCGACCGGGCGGCGGTGTATGCGACCTGACGGCCTGCTGCGAGCGTGATGGTGTGCTGGCCCGGCGTGATGTATCCGGTTTCCACGAGGATCGACACAAGGCCCGCGAGGGCGTCAAGCTCGCGCGATTGCGTGCGGTCGATCGCGATCATGCCGATATGGTAGATGCAAACGTCGTTGCGGCTGGCGGCCTTGGCCCACTCCAGGAACCCTCCACAGGTCGATACCGTCGCGCGGAACGCTGATCGAACACCCGGCGAAGATTGCGGCTTTGACTCAACTTGTACCGGTTTCCGGTCAACTTTTGCGTTTTCCACCTCAATCTGCCGGAAATTCTGCGCTTCCTTTTGAGGGGCATGCGCGTCGATGCGATTGCATACGATGTAGTGCGCAGCACGACCGCGCTGGCCGGGCTTTTGCAGTTCGATTTCGCCCAAGTCCAACAGGCAGGTCATGGCGTCCCGTGTTGTGCTCGGGCTGTATCCTATGGCCTCAGCAACCTTGCGCGTGCTGATCTGGATGCTGTCATTCTCGTCAGCCTGCTCGGACAGGTACAGCAACGCCATTGCGGCGGCGCCCTTGGCCTCGGTCTTTCGGATGGCGTCGATCAAGGTGCTTCACCCCTGTATTGCAGCGTCCTGGGGCCGGCCGCTTTGAACCGCGCCCACAATTCCGCTTCACTGTGCCGGTCCATTCGGCGCGCGTTGTAGCATATCTGGTAAAGGTGTGTCATTTGCTGGCCCCAGACTTCATCCCGGAATAAACGGCCGAGTGCATCGCGCTGATGACGGTTCCAATCGCAGGCTTGGCCCCTTGCGAGTAGTAAAACCATTGGGCATCAAGTTCCGATTCGTCGTCGTTCCACAAAAACAAAACGTGCATCCAGAATGTCTGAAAATCGGCTTTGTTCAGGTTTGAAAATTGGTCTGCCAGTTCTTCGGGTGCGAGTTTCATAGCGGTGTCTCCTATCTGGTTGGCTTAATTAATGAGCCGCTCAACAGTGGCCGGTGATCTTGCCCGCAATCCACGCACATAGGCATGAACAAATCAGGCCGGTTTTTATTGACGTTGGCGCGGTTTTCCCCACCCGTAGCCATGTTTTTCAATTACTGCGTTGTCTAATCCGGTGAGCCATCTACCCCATGCGGGATCAAAGGCTGCTGCTTCAATACGCTCTGCGTCTGTCTGCATTGTTCCGCACATGCACTCGCCAGACCGGCACAAAGCCTGCGCCACTGGGTTCAACTTAACACCGCGAGTTAGCAGGTATTCGTCTCGGATTTCAGGCGTCCAATCGTGGATAAGATTGAACCACATATTCCCCTGCGCACCGGGGTCAATTCGCCCGCGCTTTAGGTTTGCTTTACGGTTGGCGCTTTCGGCTGCAAATGCACCATTCAGCATCATCACGCGGACACCTGTTTTTCCTTTGCGCAACGATGCTGAACCAACTTGCGGAACGGCCCCGCCTTCAAAATACGATAGGCAAAACCGTGGGCGTCCACGCCCTTACCGAAAAATCCTTTACGCATGACATATTCCTCATATGCCTTTCCCGCGTCTGCAATTTCTAAAGGCGCGTCAGTACCGTAGTTGGCAGCGACAAAATCCGTTGTGCCTTGCAGTCCGCAACCAGTGCGGCCGTGGATCGTCATTGTGACGGGCAGACCTAGTTCTATGGCCAGATGATGGCATGCTGCGCTATCATTGCCGCCTGAAACCATTGTCACGACGTGCTTAGGGCTAAACAGTTCAATGGCGTTTCGGGCATAGAATGCTGACTGAGCGATTGCCTCATCTAGTGTTTCTGGCTTGCGGTCAATGTTCATCATCATCACCCGAAAACCAAACAGTGTTGCTAGGGCCTTCAACCGTATAGCTTTTTTGGCATAGCCCCTCACAAAGAAGTTTTGCAAGTTCGTTGGTTCGCTTAAGTATGTCAGCCTCACTGATCGGAAAGCGCGGGTACTGAATGCGACTCACACAAAACCCCGCGGCGTCGCCATCGGTATATATATAATCCAAAGAGGTGACCGCATAACAGTCACCGATCTTGTCGCAGTATTTGCGGACAATTGTCTTTGCCAGCGTCACGTCACCCGCCATCCAAATTTTATGGGTGCAGGATTTGTTTGTCAGTGGGGTCATTGTCTCAGTCTCCTATCTGGTCGGTGGAAATATAGAGCCCATCAATCGGCCCGTGATCTTCCCGGCGATACGGCGGCCAATGCGCTTCGGGATGGCCTTGCCGGGTTTGGAGTGCGTGGCGGCCTGCACGTCACCGAGCAGCTTTGCCATAGCGTAGAGTTTGCTGCGGAACTTGCTGAGGGTCATGGCGCGTGGTCCAGCAACGTCGTCACCAGCCCGTCAAAATCCTCGTTTGGGCCGAGTATTTCAGCAAGGTTCAGAACCACGTTGATGTCCATTCCGAATTCCTCGGCAAGGCTGTCAAGGTATTCGGCGCGGTCAGTATATCCGTTGTCTGTGTAGATGTCAGTCATTCCTTCACCTTCTCATAAAGCCCGGTCAGGGCGTTCCAAATTTCCAGCCGGTCAACAGTGGCCGCGCCTTGGGTCAGGGACCGGTCCGCTTCGTTCAAGGCGTCCTGCGTGCTGGTCGCGCCGATCATGATTGTGCCGTAGCGGTAAGAAGTCCAGCCGTGGGCGGCGCAGGGGCGTTCGGTGTGGTGTATCATGACCGGATTATACGCTCGGCGTGAAACGTGCCGTTGTCTGTGCGAGTGTCGCCCCGGTAAATATAGCAGTTGTAGCGTTCTCCGTCACGGTTTTGCTGCGCCATTTGCTTGCGCGCGAGACGCTTGCTTGTGAACGATTTTGACGTGCCTTTGGCTTCGTTGCTAATGTGATAAGTTTGCATTGTCTGTCTCCCGCTGGTGTGTCTGTTGCATCCTTATTACCTGCAATTACCTACCGCGTCAACAGGTATTTACACGATCCAGAAAATAATGCACAGTGTCCGTGTTGTGTGGTGTCTCCAAGCCCGGCGGGTGTTCCTCCCTGTCACCCGCCGGTGCTGTCCACCAGATCCCAAGCGGCCCGCGCATAATAATCCCGATCCAGCAATGCCCAATCGAAGTCGTGCAAATCATTGCACATGCGAACCGTCTCACCCTTGGCAATCGCCTGGGGCCGGTCGTGCATTGGCAGCTTGGGCAGGGGCGGCATGATCTTCCACAGTTGCGCGCCAGCCTGCGCTGTGACGTAGTATCGGCCCGTCCGCTGCTGTGCCACCCCGCCGCTGTGCATCTTGCGCTTCACGGGCCGCCCCTTGGCGTCTGATGGCGTCCACTGGCATTCGTAATCGG